CCTGATTTTCACCTGCCAGATGGAGTTGCTTATGTCAAATGTGAGCGGGATCGGTGATGCTTATTACTGGAGTGTTTTTAAAATCGCCGAGGCCTTTGGGCTTCACCGGGACACAGTAAAAAAACGGCTCCTCGCGGCCAACACTCCTGTGGCTGCGACTGTCAGGGGGAACCCCGTTTACGCCCTGCAGCATGTCGGGCCTGCCCTGTTTAGTGTGAAGCATGAGGCAGCAGACTCTGTTCATGATCCATCCCGTATGGAGCCGAAAGAGAGAAAGGACTGGTACCAGTCTGAAAATGAAAGGATCAAGCTGGAAAAGGAGCAGCGAAAACTCATCCCCGTTGATGAAGTAGTCATCGTCTATTCGTCTATGAGAAAGGCTGTCGTCCAGGTTCTGGAGACAATTCCGGATGTTCTTGAACGCGATTGCGCCCTGACTCCTCAGGCCGTCGGCGTTGTACAGCAGGCCATTGATGACCTGCGATACACTCTTCAGGAAAAATCCTACGAGGCTTGTGCTGCTGAAATAATTCCTGATGAGGAAGGAGAGAGTCTCTAGGAGGAATAATGGGTTTTTCATCAGCCCGAAATTTGGGAAGGGACATATCGGCAGGATTTTCCCCACCACGTCGCATGCCGATTTCGGAGGCTGTTAAAAAATTCATGCGTGTTCCCAAGGGGGCTGGTAACTCGGTGCCATGGGATCCTGAACTGACACCCTACATCATTGAGCCCATGAACTGCCTGGCATCGCGTGAATACGATGCGGTGATTTTTGTTGGTCCTGCGCGAACAGGGAAGACCATTGGTCTGATCGATGGATGGATTGTCTATACCATCGTTTGCGATCCTTCGGACATGCTCGTTGTGCAGATGACCGAAGATAAGGCCCGCGAGCATTCTAAAAAGCGCCTCGACAGAACGTTCAGAAGCAGTGCGGCGGTAAAGAAAAGAATGAGTCCACGTCGTAACGACAATAATGTCCATGATAAGACGTTCAGGGATGGCTCGTTCCTTAAAATTGGTTGGCCCTCGGTCAACATTATGTCGTCGTCGGATTACCGGTTTGTCGCCTTAACCGATTACGACCGTTTTCCGGAGAATATCGACAGCGAGGGTGATGGTTTCTCCCTGGCCTCAAAACGTACCACCACATTTATGTCCGCCGGGATGACTCTGGTGGAGAGCTCGCCGGGACGTGACATCTGCGACAGCAAATGGCGACGTAAGTCGCCTCATGAAGCGCCACCGACGACTGGGATTCTTTCCCTTTACAATCGTGGTGACCGCCGCCGCTGGTACTGGCCATGTCCGCACTGCGGTGAATATTTTCAGCCAGCCATGGATGCCATGACCGGCTACCGTAATGAACCGGATCCCTTTAAAGCCAGTGAGGTGGCGTATCTACTTTGCCCGCACTGCAGCGGCATTATCACTGCGGAGAAAAAGCGTGAGCTCAATAGTGCAGGAGTCTGGTTGCGTGAAGGGCAGGTCATTGATCGTAACGGCAACGTTTCCGGTGAACCGCGCCGCTCCCGTATCGCCAGTTTCTGGATGTAGGGTACATTTCTTACCTGTTTTTATGTTCTGGTGTCGTTTTGTAGTCTTTTCAATGAGTTGTGATTTTTTGTGTTTCCTCTCTTTACTTGATAATGAGTTAGTTTATCGCTTGTTATCGACTTGAAAGGACTACATGACGGACTAAAAAATGAGGGCGATAGATGCCGGTAAAGCCATTAACCGTGACTGAAGTTAAGGGAATGAAACCACGTGAAAAGGACTATGCCGTTTATGATGGGTTCGGTTTATTGCTGAATGTGAGTAAAGCTGGTGGGAAAGTGTGGCGTTTCCGTTATAGCCATCCGATAACGAAGAAACGGCAGACATACACGATAGGGCGTTTTCCTGAATTCTCACTCGCGGAAGCACGGGAAGTACGTGATGAACTTCGGCGAATGATTGCACGTGGAGTTGATCCAGTGACAGAGAAGAAAAATCGTAAAATTGAGATGTCACTAAAAAATCTACAAACATTTGAAGCTGTTGCTAATGCATGGATCGCTTTTAAAAAGGGATCGGAATTGCGGAAACCTACGCTGTATAATATCGAATATGAAGTATACAAATATCTTGTTCCTTTCTTTGGTAAGTACAGCATAGAGAAAATTACAGCGCCAGTAGCTATTAATGCTCTGGATGCCGTATCCGATAAGAATGCGTTGCAAAAAAAATTAATATCAAGATTAAATGAAATTATGAATTACGCTGTAAATTGTGGAGCATTGAAAACGAATCCATTACTTAAGATAAAAACTGCATTCACAGGAAAGAAAAATAAATCATTAGCTGCACTACCTGTTGAAAGATTGCCTGAATTTCTGAGTTGGTGGGATAGTGTGCCTCATAAGTATCAAATAGCTCACAATGCACTTTTATTCCAGATATTGACAATGGTCAGGCCAGGTGAGGCGATTAAAGCAGAGTGATCCGAGATTGATTTTGATTCTGGCTTGTGGATTATCCCCGCGCATAAAATGAAATGCCATCGTGAACATGTTGTGCCTCTCTCATCACAGGCTATTAGAATCCTAAGAACAATGCAGGAAATAAAAAGAGGGCGTTATATATTTTTTTCCTCCAGAACAAAAGATGCTCCTATGGGAAAGAATACTATCAATACCCCAATTGCTGCCAGCAAGTTCAAAGGGATTGTAACGTTACACGGTTTTCGTTCGATGTGGAGTACGCTTTTAAATGAGGAGGGTTTTAACCCTGATGTTATTGAGGCTGCATTAGCACATAAAAGTGGTGATAAAATAAGAGATATTTATAATAGAACTACTTATTTAGAACAACGCAAAATTATGATGCAATGGGTAGGAGATTTTTTTGATGAGGCGAGAAAAGGGGTAATTAATAGATCCGGTGGTAAGAAAGGTTTGAGAATAGTAAATGGTTGAGGAGTTCAGCAAATGAATACCAATGAAGATATTTTATTTACTAAAGACGTAATGAAAATTTTGCGCTATGGGGCAATGAGCGCATTCATCAATTTCTGGAAAGATGAAAATAATGGTTTTCCTCAACCGTTCAGAATTGGGCGGCGGCATACCTGGCACCGTAGAGATGTAGAGGCATGGTTAGATAAACAACGAGAACAGGCCAATCCCCACTAATAATATCTTTCATACCCCGCACGCAATGCGGGGTTTTTTGTATGTGAGGTAAAAACGATGAATAAAAATATTGCCGTGACGGGCAAGGGGTACGCTCGTTCAGTAAAAAAATTCTGCGATATTCGTGATCTTGTCGTTCTGCGCTTTAATGGCGTGGATGTTCGTGTGGTGTATCTGAACGGCGATCCGTGGTTTGTTGCAAACGATGTTTGTGCTGCGCTGGAACTAACCAATTCGCGTACGGCGTTGCAGATGCTTGATGATGATGAAAAGGGAGTAAATTTAACTTACACCCCAGGAGGAAATCAGAATATGAGCATTATCTCTGGGTCAGGTTTCTACAAACTAATAGCCCGCAGCCGCAAAGCAACGACGCCTGGCACATTTGCTCATCGTTTCAGTAACTGGGTATTCAGAAATGTGATACCGGGTATCAGAGAAACAGGGGCTTATGGTATCCCATGGGGTGCATTACAGGATTTTTCCCGCCGTAAAGAGCAATATCAAATAAGTGCCAGCGAGAAGGGGAGGGGGCTACAGGCATGTAAGCGCAAAAAGCGTGAGCTGGAGGAAGAAGAAAAAAGGCTGATACGTGAATATCAGCCTGAGTTTTACTTTGGTAACCGCATTCAGTGACAAAACAAAGGCGACCGGGGGCGGTCGCCAATGGGAAAGCACTAAACATAAGCACGGGGATGATAGCCGCTATCAGGCTGGTGGGCAATGCAATCAGTCTGGTTCAGTTCGTTGCCATACCTGCAATGAGCGCGTTTCCCTGTACTCTTTAAGGAATTGCTCAAGGGCAAAAGCACATGGCGCGAATCTTTCTGATTCATGCTCTATCTTTCTGCGCCGTCTTTTCCGTGCCGGTGATAATGTTTTGGTCAATTCTTTATCGGTCATTGTGTTGTCCTGCATAGCAATGCGCCGTAATACCTTACACCACGGCGCTGATGGTGATTACTCTGGTTCTTTGGCCTTGCGGCGCTGGCGGCGTTTGATCTCGCCTTCAAGTGCCGAAACGATAAATTGCCCAGTGCTTTCGCCTTCTTCCTTTAAATTTTCTACAGCGTCAGCTATTGCATGGGGGACTCGTGCCTCAAGTTTTTTGGATTTTCCATTAACTGCTTTCGTTGCCATATCTGATTTCCTTGTTATTAGGTGGCTGACAGTATACACACAAGAAAATGGAAAAACACTATTGACGTGGCTGACACCTGTTACTAGTATAGTGGCTGACACCTTTATTGAGGTAATCGATGAAAAGACAAAGCCCGCAGGTGCTACCAACACCAACGGGCTTCTAACCACCAACGATAGAAAGAGTATCGAGGTAGCTATGAGAAATCATACCACACACCCGCAAGGGCGGGACTCGCACAACCTGAATAAATACATCTGGCGTTTTATCGCCCTGAGCACGGCACAACCGCGCGTGATTACCATTGAGGCCACTAGCGAACAGGAAGCACGCCAGCAATCCCCGGCTGGCTGCGTGATGGTATTCGCCGCCCGTATTCGTCAGGGGGTACGCCATGTGCAATAACACCCGTCCGGACGCAGCCGCCGAAGCAATCAAAACACTGATTGATGCGCTGATTGATATTTCTGTTATCGCGGACAGGGCGCATAAGCACGCTACCAGTGAAACAGAATATACCAGGGCTTTCGTTCCTCGCTCACTGGTTGCTATGCGGATTATCGCTGATATGGCACTGAATGAGGCCAGCAAAATTATCATGGCTGATATGGAGGTGGTGAGCCATGCATAATCATGAAACGCACTTACCTGTAGTGCTGAATGTGCCATCAGATTATACGGGTCGCGTACTGGTGTATCTGGGAAAAGGCCGGGTTAGATGCCAGTGCCGTTTAATGGAAAACGAATTTATCAGCACTCTTGCGGGATTTTCTGAAATGCTCACTAAATCGGGTGTTAGTGCAGACCAGTTATGCGGGGGCGATTATGCGAAATAAACGTGATATTGAAGACCTGGCATTTGAAGCCCTGCACTCTGCGAAAAAGATCAGGGAAGTCGTCAATATGTGGATGAACAGCCTTAGCACCGATAAATCCGATAGCAGAGAAGAAATTCTTATTTCTTTGTTGTTAGACCTGGCAAATACACAGGTTTCTCTGACATCTGATATTGAACTCGCCGCTAAAAAGCAGCCTCTGGAGTAAAAACCATGAAAAAGAAAAATTCTGGCATTACTGCCAGCGGCCTCTCTCGGCCTGAAATCCGCCCAGGCGATATTTTCCGGGATAACTACGGCGGCACGGTAACGATTAAAAGCGTGGCGGGACGGTGCGTTACTTACCGCCGTGATGGGTACGGCTATGACTGCGTGATGCCTGTTTATCAGTTCCGGCGTGATTTTTCACTGATACAGGCCACACCACGCAAACAGCCCACCAGCAACGCCAGGGCACGGGCGAACATTCAGAAAATGAAAAACATGATTAACGCATTCAGGGGCAAAAAATGAAACTGGCACCGAACTTAAAAAAACAGCCACACGACAAAATGACCGAAGTCATTATTTTTGCGGGTAGTGATGCCTGGGCGCACGCGAAACAATGGCAGGAGCAGGACGGGCGACTTGCTGGCGATAACGTCCCGCCTGTATGGCTGGGAGACAGCCAGCTTGACGAACTGGCAGACCTTAAAATCATCGACGATGGTCGCTATTGTGTCCGGCTGTACAAGGCAGGCCACATCAAGCCGTCAAATATTAATGCCATCGGGCAAAAGCTGGCGACGGCAGGTGTACGGGATGCGAATTATTACCCCGAGGGAATGCACAGCCAGAAGCGGGAGGAGTGGCGCGAATATCTGGAGCGTGAGCGCCAGAAAAAAATGTCCGGAGAGATACCGGAGGAAGAAAAAAACGAACAGCGAAAAACCACGCTACCAATGAGTATTGGATCTGCAGGGTACGACACACAGCTTGATTATGTCGTTAAGGGCGTGATTCCGGCTAATTCGTTGTGCAGCACATACGGCGCGAGCGGTTCCTATAAATCGTTCCTTGCGTGTTCCTGGGCGTGTCATGTTGCCACTGGTCGCCACTGGGGAGGCCGCAGGGTGGCGCATGGTTCGGTGATGTATGTTGTCGGTGAAGGTGGCATTGGTGTCCCCCGTCGTATCAAGGCATGGGAAATCGTTAATGATGAACGGGTGAAAAATCTGTACCTGGTAAACCGCCCGATTTTTCCGGCAGCCCCGCTTGATGTTGATGAAATGGTCATCGCTTCCCGCCAGGTTGAACGGGAAACGGGTAAACCGGTACGCATGATTATTCTGGATACGCTGGCGCGTTGCTTTGGCGGTAATGATGAAAATGACGCGCGGGATATGGGGGCGTTTATCCGTGGATGTGACGAACTGAAACGCCGCACAGGGGTCACGGTGCTGGTGGTTCACCATTCCGGCAAGGATGAAACAAAGGGAGCGCGTGGTTCCAGTGCATTTCGTGCATCTCTGGACGCTGAATACCGTATTCGCCGGGAAGGTGCAGACAGCGAAGCTCTGGTTATCTCCTGCACCAAAATGAAGGACGCGGAGGAACTGAAAGAGGCTGCATATGATTTACGTGTGGTGGAGCTTTTTACCGACACTGACGGGGAGTTAATCACGTCGCTGGTGGTTGTGGATAAGCCGCGCCCGCCTGTTGAACTGGAACGCATCGAGGAAGCCGGGAACAAGACGGAGAATCATGCCGCGCTATGGGGATGTATCCGTTCACGCACACAGCGTGGCGATAAATGCACTATTCCGTTGTTGCGCGATGATATGAAAAAGCTGGGGTATGAGATGAAACACTTCCGGCGCTGGCTGTACAAGCTGGAAGGTGATGGCGTTATTGCTATTGACGGTGATGACGTGCGCCCACTGTAAAAAGTGGGTAGTAAAAGTGGGGAGTGTGGGGAATTTAACAAAATTGAAACGTGATTCCCCACTTTCCCACCTGTATATACCCCAAAAAGTGGGGAGTAAAAAACACATTGAAAAACAGTACATTAGAGTCACAAAAAAAAGAAGTGGGGAGACGTTGGGTAATTTCAAAAAGTGGGGAACAAAAGTGGGGAGTGGTGAGGAATGACCAGAAAAACCAGAGATAAAACAGCGCCAAAATATCGCGCATTAGACATGACAGAGCACGCCTTAAAGGTGGCAATCAGAACAATAGACCGCCATGCCGGAGAAGGATACGCGAAAACACATCCCGAACTGATAAGCGCATTCATGACAGCGGCGGCGGCAAACTTTGCCACGCTGACAGAGCTGGAGATAGCCGAAGCGGAACAGGTGACAACCATCAACGTTAAAACCGGAGAGCAGACAGCATGACAGCACAGATAGCGGCTTACGGGAGGCTGGCGACTGACCCGCAGTTAAAGACCACCAGCAAAGGGACACAAATGGCGATGGCGAGTATGGCGGTCCCACTGCCATGCAGTCAGGCAGATGACGGAACGGCGACGATGTGGTTATCCGTCCTGGCGTTTGGCAGACAGGCCGATGCGCTGGCCAGACACCACAAAGGCGAACTGGTGAGCGTGGCGGGTAACATGCAGGTAAGCCAGTGGACAGGCCAGAACGGGGAAACGCGGCAGGGCTGGCAGGTTATCGCAGACAGTGTAATCAGTGCGCGAACGGCGCGACCGGGCGGCAAAAAAGGCCAGCAGGGCCAGGCTACTGACGCACTGAACAGGGCAAAACAACAGGCGGGGAATGATGATCCGTACGGGGATAACATACCGTTTTAAGCAACGAGTAACAGAAGCCGGAGTAATCCGGCTTTTTTATGGGTCCTTCCGGTGTAGTGACCTGCCACGGGGCGGGAGCGTCGCGGGAAAAGGCTGGTTTTTGCATTTTCATGGCGGCGGCAGCATGTGTGATAATTTATTGATAATTAAAAATTATTTCTGCTTTCACCTGTACACTATTTTTTTCTCCCTGTCATTAGACCAGTTTGCAATTAATTGAAATATATAAATAAATTTGTTTTTCACCTGCCAGATGGAGTTGCCTGTGTAAAACGTGTTCAGATGGCGGGATATTTATGCCGGATTCTCTCCGGCATTTTTTGTGTCTGAATCTTATTAATCTATTTTTATGATAGAAATGTGTTTATCTACCACATTTATCGATCAATAATGTGCACAGTTTAGTCAGTAAGAGGAAGTTACTGTGAGTTGTATTAATGACCTGAACACGGGCGATATCAGGGGTGGTTCCGTTCATCTGGATGCGCAGACCGTTATGCGCCTTAAGCAGTACAGGATCGACCATATAAATCATCATCCTGACAAACCATTACCAGGTGTGGCGCAGATTGTCAGACATGCCGTAAACACCTGGCTTAATCAGAATGGTTTTGCATCGGTGGGGGAATAATGAATCGCTGGTACACCATTAAGGCGGCGGATGTGCGTGGAGCGGCGGATATATCTATCTATGAGGAGATTGGCGGCTTCGGTGTTACTGCAAAGCAGTTCGCGGAAGACCTGAAAGCCCTTGGCGATGTTTCACATATCAATCTGAGGATCCATTCACCTGGTGGTGATGTGTTTGAAGGCATCGCCATCTATAACCTGCTACGGAATCATCCGGCAGACATTACGGTTTATATCGATGGTGTTGCGGCTTCAATGGCTTCGGTGGTCGCAATGGCTGGCGATCGTGTAGTGATGCCGGAGAACGGCATGATGATGATCCATAAACCGTGGGGGATCTCTGGCGGAAATGCTGGCGATATGCGTGATTATGCTGATTTGCTGGATAAGGTGGAAACCGTGTTAATCCCTGCTTATGCCAGAAAAACGGGCAAATCAGCACAGGAAATTACCGCCATGCTGGAGGATGAAACCTGGATGGATGGTAAAGAATGCCTTAAGCACGGTTTTGCTGATGAATTGTTGCCATCCGTCAGAGCAATGGCGCGAATTGAATCGAAACGCACAGGAGATTTTTTACATATGCCGGAAACCATTAAAGGAATGATTACACCGCCACAGGGAGCGGCAAATATTGCTGGTAATGAACAGAAGCGCATCAATGGAATAAGTGAAGTGTTTAGCCTGTTCGGCAGTCGTTACGATGGGATCAAAATGGCGTGTCTGGAAGATGCATCATGTACACCGGAAATGGCCCGTGAAAAGCTGTTGAACGAGCTGGGGCGCGAGTCCACGCCATCCAATAAAAATACCCCGCCTCATATCTATGCCGGAAACGGAAACATAACAGGTGATGCAATTCGTCAGGGGCTTTACTCCCGTCTTGGGTATGAACGCCCTGAACGAGGCAACCCTTACGCGATGATGAGCCTTTTTGAAATGGCCCAGGCATCACTAACTGATCGTGGTATCAGTGTTGGCGGTTTTTTAAATCGCTCGCAGGTCGTTAATGCAGCTTTCACACACAGCAGCAGCGATTTTTCTCATATTCTGGCTGGTGGCGCTGAAAAATCAGTACTGAAAGGCTGGCAGGACAGCGGCGAAACGTTCCAGAAATGGACGCGTACCGGTTCGCTTTCAAACTTTCATGAAGCAAAGCGCGTTGGTCTGAATGGTTTTTCAAAGCTGGATAAAGTACCGGAAGGCGCGGAATATAAATACATCACCACCAGCGATAAAGGTGTACCTATTGCGCTGGCCACGTACGGGAATATTTTTTCCGTTACCCGTCAGGCCATTATCAACGATGACCTGACCCAGTTAACTACAATCCCCATGGCGATGGGACGCGCAGCTGCCAGAACAGTTGGCAATCTGGTTTATCTCCTGTTAACCAGCAACGGCAAGTTTACGGATGGTAAAGCGTTATTCCATGCCGATCATAAAAATCTTATTGCGAAGGATATGGACATGGAGGGGCTTAACGAAGCCCGTAAGCTGATGCGCCTCCAGGAAGACGCTAACGGCGATTCGCTGAATATTACCCCCGCATTTGTCCTGGTCCCCGCCGCGCTGGAGTCTGCCGCACATCGCGCCATTCTGTCATCGTCATCACTCTTTCCGGTTGATGGCGTGAGCACTATCAATCAGAACCCCGGCATCATTAACGTGGTGAAAGATATGGCGGAGGTAATCGTTGAGCCACGTCTTGATAAAGCCAATAACAAGGAGTGGTATGTGGCAGCGGCGAAGGGTATGGACACGATAGAGGTCGCTTATCTTGATGGTATTGATACGCCATATCTTGAGGAGCAGGAGGGATTTACTGTTGATGGCGTCGCCTGGAAGGTGCGCATAGATGCAGGTGTCGCGGCCCTCGACTATTGCGGATTACTGAAATCGAGTGGAGCATGACAACAAGGGCGGCGATAGCCGCCTTTTTTTGCGGGTCCTCCCGGTGTAGTGACCTGCCACGGGGCGGGAGCGGCGCGGAAAAAGGCTAGTTTTTGCATTTTCATTCGTCATCATCATCTTTCTATCATATTGAATTTTAAGTGTTTTTATTTTTGATATGTTAATTTTGCTTATTTTGTGTTCAACATACAGCGCGTTTTTTGACCTTTTTTAAAAGATATTTGCAAGATGCATGTTTAAAACATTCTGGAGCGGGTATGGATCGGGAACTGAAAAATCTGATGCTGAACATTAACCAGCTGGCGGCGATAGCGGGAATATGTCGCCAGACTGCGGCGGCAAGGCTGAAAAATATCCAGCCAGCCGGAGGACATGACAAGCTGAAACTCTATCGGGTGACTGACATTCTGACCTGTTTTCTTGATCTTCCCGTTCTGGCATCACTGGAAGAAATGGAGCCACACGACCGTAAGGCCTGGTATCAGTCCGAACGTGAGCGCCTCAAGTTCGAACAGGAAACGGCGCAACTCATACCCGCCGATGATGTGCGAAAAGAGATGGCTATATGGGGAGAAATCGTAAGCGAGGAATTGGAAAAACTCCCCAGTATTCTGGCACGTGATGTTGGGCTTAAACCGATGGCAGTAAACAGAGTGCAGTCAATTATTGACGATTTGTGTAATCAGATTATCAGCCGGATGGTAAAAAATGACGTAGTGAATGAGGTCGCAAAACAGGCATGATAATGACCGAATCTGAAATACTGCGATTAATCCGCTGTGCTGGTGGAATCAGCCAGTTGGCTGACGAACAGGCCGCGCAGCCGGGTAGAGTCACCGCTGAAAATTACGCGCGTGTGGTGGCTGAGGTGATGCGCCGTGACGGTATTGAGCTTAACGGCGTGGATATGCGCAACATACGAACCAGAGTCCTTGAGTTGCTGGCATACCGTCGCCGTTCTCAACAACGGAGGGAGAGCGCGAAAAATACTTATCAGTGGAAGAAGCCGGAACGGTTGCGGCGGTAATTTGTTGATATTCCTGATAGCGCAAAAGTGCGTTGGCTGGTGGGTGAGTTGCAGATCTGCAACTCGACCATGAAATTACGGAAACTACCAGTAGTTTGGGTAGTAAGAGTAACACCCAGATTTTGGGGCTTACTTGCGATACCCAAATAAAGGGTATCGGTGGAAGAAATATCGTTTCTCATATGTGAGTTCCGAGAGCGGAATTCCGCCTCTGATTTGTCATTGTGATCATGCATAGCGGCAATAATTAATATTGCTTCCTTTTTTGCTTTTTTATTGCTTAAGCAGGTACTAAATCTGGGACTATGTTGTAGGGGGCATAACTCAATAGTACCTTATAATCATTTAGTTACCTTTTATTTACTTCTTCCTGGATGGAAGGGCCAGCTGCTGCGTATCAGACCTGGGCGCAACTGGTTTACAAATTACTGACTGCAGAACAGGAGTATGAAGCGACAGGAAGCGAAGAAACACTCAGGGCGGTTATCAACACCGACTGGGGATTGCCTTATCTTCCTCGTGCCAGCATGGAGCAACGAAAAAGTGAATTGCTTGAGCAGCGGGCAGAGCCAGTTCCTTCCCGCAGTGTGCCGGATGGCGTTAATTTCCTTGTGGCGACAGTGGATGTGCAGGCGGGACGTCATCGCCGTTTTGTGGTTCAGGTAACGGGCTATGGCAGCCGTGGCGAACGCTGGATTATTGATCGTTACAACATCACGCAGTCATTGCGCGGTGACAGCGACGGGGAGAGCCAGCGAATTGATCCGGCCAGCTATCCGGAAGACTGGGATGTCCTGCTGACGGATGTTTTTCATAAAAGCTGGCCGCTGGCCTCCGACCCTTCTCAACAAATGCGACTGATGGCAATGGCGGTGGACTCCGGCGGTGAAGACGGGGTCACTGATAATGCCTATAAATTCTGGCGTCGTTGCCGTCGTGATGGCCTTGGTAAACGTATTTACCTGTTTAAGGGCGACAGCATCCGGCGCGCAAAACTGATCACCCGTACATTCCCTGATAACACCGGACGAACGGGCCGACGGGCGCAGGCCGCAGGTGATGTGCCGCTCTGGCTTCTTCAGACGGATGCCCTGAAAGACCGGGTGAATAACGCGTTATGGCGTGACTCGCCAGGTCCCGGCTATGTGCATTTCCCTGACTGGCTGGGGAGCTGGTTTTACGACGAACTGACGTATGAAGAGCGGAGCAGTGACGGGAAATGGAGTAAGCCGGGTCGCGGTGCCAACGAAGCTTTTGACCTGATGGTGTATGCCGAGGCTCTGGTCATTCTGCATGGATACGAAAAGATCCGCTGGCCGGATGCACCGGAGTGGGCGAGCCGGGAAACCTGGCTGGAGTGTGTCCCGGACAGTACCGAACCGTCACCCTCACCGGAACCGGTATCCACGCCTGTTAAAAAACAAAAACGGAAGAAAACAGTAACTGACGATGTTAACCCCTGGCTGACTTCCGGAGGATGGTTATGAATCAGAATGATATTGAAGCCATGATTCAGCGTTATACGGAAGCTGAAATGGCGGTGCTGGACGGAAAATCCGTCACTTTTAATGGTCAGCAGATGACCATGGAAAACTTATCTGAGATCCGGCAGGGGCGGCAGGAGTGGGAGCGCCGCCTTGCGGCTCTGATTACACGACGACGTGGGCATCCCGGGTACCGGCTGGCGAGGTTCTGATGGCAATTCTTGATGATGTGATTGGCGTTTTTTCACCAGGATGGAAAGCGGCAAGGCTGTGTTCCCGTGCGGTGATCCAGGCTTATGAGGCCGTAAAAACGACGCGGACACACAAAGCCCGACGGGAGAACCGAACTGCCGACCAGTTAAGCCAGTACGGGGCCGTGTCGTTACGTGAGCAGGCCCGTTACCTTGATAACAACCACGATCTGGTTATTGGTGTATTTGACAAGCTGGAAGAACGGGTGGTGGGGAAAAACGGGATTATTGTCGAGCCACATCCGGTATTACGCAATGGGGCCATTGCCCGTGATCTGGCAGCGGAGATACGTACCCGATGGAGTGAATGGTCTGTCAGTCCGGAGGTCACCGGGCAGTTTACCCGTCCGATGCTGGAACGTCTGATGCTGCGTACCTGGCTGCGCGATGGTGAGGTGTTTGCCCAGATGGTTTCCGGGCGCATAAACAGCCTGACGCCTTCTGCCGGTGTTCATTTCTGGCTGGAGGCGCTCGAGCCGGACTTTATTCCCATGACCAGTAATGAGAGCAACAGGCTGAATCAGGGCGTGTTTGTTGATGACTGGGGGCGTCCCGAAAAATATCTGGTGTATAAAAGCCGTCCCGTATCCGGGCGGCAGATGGAAACCAAAGAAGTGGATGCAGAGCGAATGCTGCATCTTAAATTTGTTCGCCGTCTGCACCAGATGCGCGGGACGTCTTTGTTGTCCGGTGTGCTGATCCGCCTCAGTGCTCTGAAAGAGTATGAAGATTCTGAGCTGACTGCAGCAAGGATCGCCGCTGCTCTGGGGATGTACATCCGGAAAGGCGACGGGCAGAGCTATGAACCGGATGGTAATGGCAGCAAGGAGAATGAACGCGAGCTTACCATTCAGCCAGGCATTATTTACGACGATCTGAAACCCGGCGAAGAAATCGGAATGGTGAAGTCGGATCGTCCCAATCCTAACCTTGAAACTTTTCGTAATGGTCAGTTGCGTGCCGTGGCGGCGGGCAGTCGTCTGAGTTTTTCCAGTACGGCACGCAACTATAACGGCACTTACAGCGCCCAGCGTCAGGAACTGGTTGAGTCTACTGATGGCTACCTGATCCTGCAGGACTGGTTTATTGGTGCCGTCACCCGCCCGATGTATCGTGCCTGGCTGAAACAGGCTGTGGCATCCGGTGTTATCAGGCTACCCCGCGATCTTGACCGTTCTTCACTGTATACCGCGGTGTATTCCGGACCGGTGATGCCGTGGATTGACCCTGTTAAGGAGGCTGAGGCCTGGAAAATCCAGATTCGTGGTGGAGCGGCGACAGAATCAGACTGGGTACGTGCTGGTGGTCGTAATCCGGATGATGTCAAACGTCGGCGCAAGGCCGAAATTGATGAAAACCGCAAGCTGGATCTGGTATTTGATACCGATCCGGCCAGTGATAAAGGAGGCAGCAGTGCCGCAACGAAACGACAGGAGCCGCAGCACACCGACGACCAGTCCGAAGAATAATTCCTGGTTCAGGATGCAGGCTGGTCACCAGAGTGACGCGGATATTTATATTTATGACGAGATTGGTTTCTGGGGTGTTACAGCGAAGCAGTTTATCAGTGATCTGAATGCACTGGGCGATATCACCCACATTAATCTCCATATTAATTCACCGGGTGGCGATGTCTTTGAAGGCATCGCCATTTTTAATGCGCTGAAAACACATGGTGCGTCCATTACCGTTTATGTCGACGGTGTGGCGGCGTCAATGGCGTCGGTCATTGCGATGGTGGGAAACCCGGTCATTATGCCGGAAAACACCTTCATGATGATTCATAAACCATTTGGCTTTACGGGCGGTGATGCGGAGGACATGCGCACCTATGCCGACCTGCTCGATAAGGTTGAGGCGGTTCTGTTACCCGCTTATGCACAGAAAACCGGGAAAACCACCGATGAAATTGCTGCCATGCTGGCGGATGAGACCTGGATGTCCGGTGCCGAATGTCTGGCACAGGGATTTGCTGATCAGGTGACGCCAGCCGTTAAGGCAATGGCATGTATTCAGTCAAAACGTACAGAGGAATTTAAAAAGATGCCGGAATCCATTCGAAACATGATTACTCCGCCACGCAACAGTGCTCCACGCGTACAGGATGATGAACCTGCAGCCTCCCGGACGCCAGTGCAGGCAGCAGCACCCGTGGTGGATGAAAACAGTATCCGTGCGCAGGTCCTGGCAGAGCAAAAAGCGCGTGTAAACGGTATTAATGATCTGTTTGCCATGTTTGGCGGGCGTTATCAGTCGTTGCAGGCTCAGTGTCTTGCCGATCCTGAATGTTCGCTGGAGCAGGCCCGCGAAAAGCTGTTGAACGAGATGGGGCGCGAGTCCACGCCATCCAATAAAAATACACCGGCTCATATTTATGCCGGTAACGGTAATTTTGTGGGGGACGGGATCCGCCAGGCGCTGATGGCGCGTGCCGGATTTGAAAAAACCGAACGTGATAATGTCTACAACGGGATGACCCTGCGTGAATATGCCCGTATGTCACTGACTGAACGGGGTATTGGTGTTTCCAGTTATAACCCGATGCAGATGGTCGGTGCGGCGTTCACACACAGTACGTCTGACTTCGGTAATATTCTGCTGGATGTTGCGAACAAAGCCATTCTGCAGGGCTGGGAAGATGCCCCTGAAACCTATGAACAGTGGACGCGGAAAGGTCAGTTGTCTGATTTTAAAATTGCCCATCGTGTGGGTATGGGGGGCTTCAGTGCTCTGCGTCAGGTGCGTGAAGGGGCAGAATATAAATACGTCACCACCGGAGATAAACAGGCCACTATTGCACTGGCGACCTATGGCGAGCTGTTCAGTATCACCCGTCAGGCCATTATCAATGATGATCTGAATATGCTGACCGATGTCCCGATGAAGCTGGGCCGTGCGGCGAAATCCACTATTGCCGATCTGGTTTATGCCATTCTGACGTCTAACCCGAAAATCTCCACAGATAATGTAAGTCTGTTCGATAAAGCGAAACATGCAAACGTACTGGAGAGCGCGGCAATGGACGTGGCATCGCTGGATAAAGCCCGCCAGTTGATGCGCGTTCAGAAAGAGGGTGAGCGTCATCTGAATATTCGTCCTGCGTTCGTACTGGTACCGACGGCGATGGAGTCTGTTGCTAACCAGGTCATTCGCTCCTCAAGTGTCAAGGGGGCTGACATTAACGCCGGTATTATTAACCCGGTGAAAGATTTTGCGACCGTTATTGCAGAGCCTCGTCTTGATGATAACAGCCAGACCACCTTCTACCTGGCTGCGTCCAAAGGCTCCGATACGATTGAAGTGGCTTATCTCAACGGTGTGGATACGCCATATATTGATCAGATGGAGGGCTTCAGTGTGGATGGCGTGACAACGAAAGTGCGTATTGACGCCGGTGTCGCGCCAGTTGATCACCGCGGTCTGGTGAAATGTACGGCGTAAACGTCGCAGACAACAACTCTGATGGCCCGTAAGGGCTTTTTTTGTACCTGAAATCAGCCCCTGAACGGGGCTGTGCGGAGACAGTTATGGCAAAGAATTTTGTAGAAGAAGGAAAAACGGTGGCGATTGTTGCCAGTGCAGCCATCAGCAGCGGAGATCTGGTGCAGGTGGGTGATGTTTTTGCGGTAGCGCTGACCGATATTCCACAGGGTGAAACAGGCGACGGCCTGACCGAAGGTGTGTTTATGCTGCCTAAGCTGAAAACGGATGACATGAAAACGGGTAAGAAGGTTTATCTGAAGTCCGGAAAAGTTCAGTTGACTAACAGCGGCTCTGATCCGCTGGTCGGGGTTGTCTGGGCAGATGCCGGAACCAGTGCAGAAGAAGTGCCGGTAAAACTCAATGTCTGATCCCTTTTCCCGGCTGGCAGCGCGTATGGATGCGATCACGGTCAGAAAGATGGGAAAGACAGCCTCGATTAATGATGTCGATATGACTGTGATCCCGGGAGAAACACTGGCAGAGCTGAATGCTCTGTCCGGACCTGCGGTCTCTCTGGTGGTGTTTTCTTCGGGATACCGCCCACGGCGCGGGGATCGCGTTGTTTATGACGGACAACAATGGACGGTCACACGGCATGAACGCTTTAACGGTAAGTCAATGATCTTTATTGAGTAAAGAGGTGTGGGATGAAGGGGCTTGAGAATGCTATCCGCAATCTGAACAGCCTTGATACCCGTATGGTGCCACAGGCCAGCGCATGGGCGATAAACCGTGTGGCACAGAAAGCGGTCTCGGTTGCCACCCGGCAGGTTGCCGGGAATACCGTTGCGGGAGATAACCAGGTGAAAGGGATCCCCCTGAAACTGGTACGTCAGCGTGTCCGGGTGTTTAAAGCCAGTCCGTCAGGAAAAATGACGGCCAGGATCCGCGTTAACCGGGGCAATCTGCCCGCCATCAAACTGAACACAACACGGCGGCGTGCTGGTGAAGGATTGAGAGTGGGAAAATACTTTTTCCGGGGGGCATTTATTCAGCAACTGGCGAATGGCCGCTGGCATGTTCTGAGGCGTCTTCCTGAAGCGCGTTTTGCAACAGGGCATGACCATCAGGGCAGGCCAAGAAAAAATCGTCTTCCTGTGGAGGTAGTGAAAATCCCGCTGTCCGGACCGCTGACACAGGCATTTGAAGATGCCCGCGACCGCATCATTGCTGCGGAAATGCCGAAACAGCTGGGGTATGCACTGAAACAACAACTGAGGTTATGGCTGACCCGATGAATCGACATACACAAATCCGCCAGGTCGTACTGGCACGCCTTCGGGAACAGTGTGGAGACAGCGCCACGTTTTTTGACGGGCTTCCGGCATTTGTTGATGCGCAGGAACTGCCTGCCGTGGCGGTGTGGCTGAGTGATGCTCAGTACACCGGAAAAATGACGGATGAAGATGACTGGCAGGCTGTTCTGCATATTGCTGTCTTCATCCGGGCACAGGCACCGGATTCAGAGCTGGATATGTGGATGGAGAGCACCATTTTCCCGGCCCTGAATGATGTACCGGCACTTTCCGGACTCATCGACACCCTGATCCCACTCGGTTTTAACTATCAACGTGATAATGAGATGGCCACCTGGGCGATGGCGGAAATCACGTACCAGATCACGTACACGAATTAAAGGAGGTGGCAATGACCACACCAAATCCACTGGCAAAAACGAAAGGTGCGGGAACGACGTTCTGGATGTACACCGGCAAGGGCGATGCGTTTGCGAACCCTTTATCAGACACTGACTGGCTGCGTCTTGCGATGGTGAAGGATCTGCAACCTGGCGAAATGACCGCTGATGCAGAAGATGACACTTATCTCGATGATGAAGATGCAGACTGGAAAACGACAACCCAGGGGCAGAAATCCGTCGGTGATACTTCGGCGACGCTGGCCTGGCGTCCGGGTGACAGCGGGCAGAAAAAACTGGTTCAGTTGTTCGACTCCGGTGAAGTCTGCGCGTTTCGTATCAAATATCCCAACGGCACTGTTGATGTTTTCCGTGGCTGGCTGAGCTCACTGGGTAAAACCATTGCCTCAAAAGACGTGATGACCCGCACAGTGAAAATCAGCGGTGTGGGGCGTCCGTATCTGGCAGAGGAAGGCACTGAAACAGTGAGAGTTACCGGGCTGACGGTGGCACCGGCATCTGCCAGTGTAAAAGTGGGAGCAACCACCACGCTGACCTTTACAGTAAAACCTGACGGAGCCAGTGACAAAGCGATCAGTGTGCATTCGACAGATCCACAGACTGCCACGGTGACCCTGAACGGGCTTGTGGCCACGGTGAAAGGCGTGAAGCAGGGCAGTGTCAGCATTGTGGGTATGACTTCTGACGGCGATTTTGTGGCCGTGGCTGCGGTGACTGTCAGCGCAGCAGGTTAACAGGACGATACTCATCATTTGCCCCGGTTATCCGGGGCTTTTTTGCAGGTGGAGAACATGATGTTTCTGAAACAGGACACGTTTAATTATGAAAAACAGTCCGTGGTGCTCAGTGAGCTGTCCGGGCTGCAGAGAATTGAATATCTGGCGTTTGTTCAGCAGCGAACGGCAAAGTTTGATGCCGGGGAGGGAGAACTGCCGGAGGCTGAACGACAGATTGCTTTTCTGCGGATGGGGATGGATATCAATGCCTGGCTGGTTTCCCGCTCACTGTGGAATGCGGAACAGTCTCAGGATGTTGAGACGCTTTACGCATCCGTTATTACAACATGGTCGTATGATGCCCTGGGTGCGGGGGCGGAGATGGTTCTGTCGCTGAGCGGTATGGGGGTCATTGATAATGCCGGGGATTTGGAGCATGAGGTGCTGACGCCGGAAAAGTCCTGACGCGGGAAATGCAGTTTGTCATGCGGCTTGCCCGGGAGTTCCGGCGGGCAGACTGGCGGCGGATGCTGTCGGAAATGTCGGCCACTGAGCTTGGTGAGTGGGGCGATTATTTCCGGATGCAGAGCTTCAGTGATGTGTGGATGGATGCGCAGTTTGCCTCGCTGAAGGCATTGATCGTGAGAATGGTGCCCGGCAGCAGTGATGCTGAGGTGGCTGATTTCAGCCTTTTACCGGAAGAGAACGGGATACCGGAGCGAACGGACGAAGAACTGATGCATCTTGGGGAAGGTATTTCCGGAGGTGTGCGTTATGGACCAGATAGCCAACCTGGTCATTGATTTGGGGATTGATGCGGCAGAGTTTAAAAATGAAATTCCCCGTATCAAAAACCTTCTGAATGGTGCAGCCAGCGATGCAGAACGGTCTTCTGCCCGTATGCAGCGTTTTATGGAGCGTCAGACTCAGGCCGCCCGGCAGACAATGCAGGCGGCTTCTTCGGCTGCAACAGCCGCATCCGTCCATGCGCAGACGGTGGAGAAGAGCGCACAGGCTCATGAACGCATGGCCCGCGAGGTGGAGCAAACCCGCCAGCGTATGGAGGCACTGAGCCAGAAAATGCGCGAGGAACAGGCGCAGGCCATGGCTCTGGCGGAGGCTCAGGATAAAGCGGCTGCTGCGTTTTATCGTCAGATTGACAGTGTGAAACAGGCCAGTGCGGGGCTGCAGGAATTACAGCGTATTCAGCAGCAGATCCGACAGGCCAGAAACAGTGGCGGGATTGGTCAGCAGGATTATCTGGCGCTGATTTCTGAGGTTACGGCGAAAACCCGTGTTCTTACACAGGCTGAGGAAGAGGCTACCCGACAGAAAGTGGCGTTTATCCGTCAGCTTAAAGAGCAGGCAACCCGCCAGAATCTTTCATCTTCTGAGTTGCTTCGTGCTAAGGCTGCCCAGCTGGGGGTAAGCAGTGCTGCAGAAGTGTATATCCGCAAAATGGAGCAGGCAGGAAAAGCCACGCATTCGCTGGGTCTGAAAAGTGCAGCAGCCCGCCAGGAGATAGGCGTTCTGATAGGTGAACTGGCCCGCGGCAATTTAGGGGCGCTGAGGGGATCCGGGATAACGCTGGCTAACCGTGCCGGATGGATAGACACACTGATGTCACCGAAAGGCATGATGCTGGGCGGGGTTATTGGCGGTATTGCCGCGGCTGTCTATGGTCTGGGTAAAGCCTGGTATGACGGTCAGAAGGAGGGGGAAGAATTTAACCGCCAGTTGTCGCTGACGGGGCATTATGCCGGAGTCACTGCCGGGCAGCTGTGGACGCTCAGTCGTGCTATTTCCGGGAATGGTATTACGCAACATGCTGCAGCCGGTGCGCTGGCTCAGGTGGTGGGGAGTGGTGCATTTCGTGGAAACGATATCGGTATGGTGGCGAGAGCTGCCGCACAGATGGAGCGATCGGTTGGCCAGTCGGTCAGCGATACCATAAATCAGTTTAAGCGGCTGAAGGATGATCCTGTAAATGCCGCGAAGGCTCTGGACAATGAGCTGCATTTTCTTACTGCCACTCAGCTTGAGCAGATACGTGTCCTTGGGGATCAGGGACGGTCCAGTGATGCTGCAAGGATAGCCATGTCTGCACTGGCAGAGGAAACCGGTCGGCGTACTGCGGATATTGATAATAACCTCAATGCGCTTGGCAGTACGCTGAAGTATCTGTCTGATTTGTGGAGTCGTTTCTGGGATGCGGCCATGAATATTGGTCGTGAAGACTCGCTGGATGAACAGATTGCCGCTTTACAGGAGAAAGTGTCGCGGGCGAAAAGACTCCCCTGGACGGCATCATCTTCTCAGGTTGAATACGATCAGCAGCGTCTTAACGATCTTCAGGAGAAAAAACGCCAGAAGGACTTACAGGATGCAAAAGAGCAGGCAGAGCGGAATTATCAGGAGCAACAGAAACGCCGTAATGCTGAAAATGCTGCACTGAACCGGATGAATGAAACGGAAGCAGCACGACATCAGCGTGAAATTGCGCGTATTAATTCCATGCAGTACGCCGATCAGGCTGTCAGGGATGCAGCGATACAACGTGAAAATGAACGTTACGAGAAAGCCCTGGCATCCGGTAAGAAAAAAACACGCGAAACCCGTAATGATGAGGCCACCAGGTTATTGCTGCAGTACAGTCAGCAACAGGCACAGGTGGAAGGACAGATTGCTGCTGCAAGACAGTCAGCAGGCATTGCCACTGAAAAGATGACAGAAGCGCATAAACAGCTTCTGGCTCTGCAGCAGCGCATCAGCGATCTGGACGGGAAAAAACTGACGGCAGATGAAAAGAGTGTGCTGGCCCGTAAAGATGAACTGATTCAGGCACTGACGCTGCTGGATGTAAAACAGCAGGAGCTTCAGAAACAGACGGCACTCAACGATCTGAAGAAAAAAACAATTCAGCTGACCAGTCAACTGGCTGAAGAAGAGCGCGCTCAGCTTCAGCAACATGACCTGGATATCGCCACGGTGGGTATGGGTGATCAGCAGCGGCAGCGATATCAGGTACAACTGAGTCTTCGCCAGAAATACCAGCAACAGCTGGAGCAGTTGAGGCGGGATAGTGAGCAGAAAGGGACATATAACACGGATGACTACAGAAAGGCCGAGCAGGCGCTGACGGAGAGCCTGAACCGACAACTGAATGAGAATCGCCGTTACTGGCAACAGCTTGAAGTTGTGCAGGGTAACTGGAAAAACGGAGTCCTGCGTGCATTTCAGGATTTTACCGTGGATGCAGACAATACGGCAGGAACAGCAGAACAGGTGTTCTCGTCAGCCTTCAGCAACATGGGAAATGGCCTGGCAACTTTTGTCACTACCGGCAAACTCAACTTCAAATCCTTCACCTCTTCGGTGCTGTCAGATATGGCGAAAATCCTGGCGCAGGCAACCATGATGAAATCGATAAAAGGGATTGGCAGTGTACTGGGATTTGATCTCAGCAGCCTTTCCCTGAATGCCAATGGGGGGATTTATCAGTCTGCTGATTTGAGTCGTTACAGTGGCACGGTGGTTAACCGTCCGACGTTTTTTGCTTTTGCAAAAGGCGCGGGTGTGATGGGGGAAGCTGGACCTGAAGCCATTCTGCCACTGCGTCGTGGTGCTGACGGTAAGCTGGGGGTTGTGGCGGATATTGGTGGTTCAGGTATGGCGATGTTTGCCCCGCAGTACAACATCGAGATCAATAACGATGGCACGAACGGGCAGATAGGTCCGGCTGCCCTGAAGGTGGTTTATGACCTTGGGAAAAAAGCGGCAGCGGACTTTATGCAACAGCAGGCCCGTGATGGTGGTCGGTTAAGTGGAGCATATCGGTAATGGAGACGTTTCACTGGAAAGTGCGCCCGGATATGAATGTGGTATCAGAGCCGAAAGTGGTGACAGTGAAGCTGGGCGATGGTTATGAACAGCGTCGTGCGGCGGGACTGAATAACCAGTTGTCGACTTACAGCGTGACGATACGTGTTCGTAAATGTGAACACCCATCTTTAAAAGCCTTTCTGGAACGGCACGGTGGCGTCCGCGCATTTCAGTGGACGCCACCTTATGACTGGAAGCCGATCAGGGTGGTTTGTCGTAAATGGTCGGCAAGCGTGGGGGCGCTGTGGGTAACCATAACGGCAGATTTTGAACAGGTCGTGGCATAGGAGGCCCTGATGCAGGATATTTCACAGGAAACACATCATGAGACGACACGCCTTACTCAGTCAGCCCAGGTGGTGCTCTGGGAAATCGATCTGACAGAGGTCGGTGGTGAACGTTATTTTTTCTGTAATGAGCAGAACGAAAAAGGT